GGTCAGTCCAACGACCACGGCGCCGATAGGGCCGCCAACCAAAGCCAGCGCGCCACGGACGACGGCGATTCCGGCAGCGAGTGCCCTTGCGCCAAGGGTGGCCGCCGCAGTTGCGGCAGTAGCGCGCGCAGTGGCAGCTGCTTTCGCGGTCTGTGAGGCGGCAGTTGCGGCAGTGGCGCCAGCAAGCGCGGTTTCAGTGGTGGCCAACAGTCTGTTGGCTGATGCCAGTGATGCGCTTGCGGCAACCATGCGCTGAATCGTGGCGGCCCGGCCCTGTTCGGTAATCTGCGCTCGGAGTCGGACTTTCTCCAACTCAACCTCTGCCCGCACGGAAGCCACCACAGCGCGGACGCTGTTGACCTCTGCCGCCGCCTTGACCTCTGAGGCGCGGGCAGATGCAAGCGATGCGGCAGCGCTGGCGGCTTCTCTCTGGGCATTCTCAACAAGCGCGGCTGAGTGCGCGCGCGTCACTGCCGAAGCCTGCGCGAAGGCGACGCCCGATCCGATGACCGAAGAGGACAACCGCCCCAACCCTACCCCGGCCGCTGCCACCGTGACGACAGCCAGCGCGTTGATGACAAGGCCAAGGTTCTCGGCAAGCGCCGCCAGCGAGCCCCCCAACGCTGCCGAAACACCACGCGCTTGATCCGCTTCGCCGATGAATTTCAGAACCGCGTTGCTCACCTGCGTGAACCCGCGTTCAATCGTGATCGGCATGCGCGAGAATTCTTCCTCGACGGCCTGCGCCTGACTCTCAAGCGCTGCGATCATCCGTTGGACGGTGATTTCGCCGTCGTTGACTTGCTGACGCAGTGCGCCAATACCAATGCCCAAGCCATCGGCCAGCGCCTGCGCAAGCCGGGGGCTGTTTTCGATGACTGAGTTAAATTCCTCGGCCCGCAGCACGCCGCCCGCGAAGGCTTGCGTCAACTGCGTGATGGCGTTCGCCTGATTGGCGGCAGCCGTGCCCGACACCGCAAACGTCTGGTTGATCGTCTCGGTGATGGCGAGGATGCGGGCCTGTTCAATGCCGTACTCAGCCGTCGACCGGGTAATTCGGGCATACAGGTTCGTGGTGCTGGCCAGCGCCGTGCTGGTGCGCTGCGAGATGGCGAACACCTCAGCACTTGCCGCCGCGAACGCTTCCTGTCCGTTGGTCGCCAGACGAATTTGCGTCGTCATGTTGGCGTACTGATCGGCGATGCGAGACAGCGCCTGGATGCCTTGAATCGATGCAAAGGCGCCCACGAAGCCGACGACAGCATTGCGCACGCCGAAGAACGACCGCTCCAGCTTCGCGTTCTCACGCTCAAGCCGCTGCGTTGCGGTTTCGGTCTTGCGAGTGGTGCCAGACAGTCGGTCAAGGTCTCGCGTCGCAGTGCGGACGCTACTGGAGTCCGCGCGGAATCCAAGTTCAGCGATGTCCATTCATCTACCTCCCTTGGGTTCCGGTTGGGCTTGCTTTCTGTTGCTTGATTGCTCGTTGCTGACGGCATGCCGATAGGCGCTGTCCATCGCAATGAGCATCGATACTTCGTCGTTACTGACCGGCGTTCCGGTGAGCCGCGACCACGATTCAATCTCGCCCCATGACAGGGGCTCCGGCCCGCTGTGGCGCTGGTTTGATAGTTCGTGGAAGTGGTCCCAGACGTGCGTCACCACGTCCGGGATTTCAGGCTCATCAGGGGTCCGCGTCTTGAAGCGCTCGTTGCGCTCTCGGCGCGAAATCCCGTCTGATCCGAGGATCGAATACCGAACGTGGTGTTCGACGGCCTCGATCAGGGCTTCGGTCAGTTCTCCAAAAAACCCGCGATGTCGCCAAGGTCTGCGTCAACCTGATCGCTGACGATTGGGTTGCTCAAAACCTCGCGGACGTTTTCTTCGGTGAAATCGAGCTTCTTTCCGCCCCAGTTGGAGTCGCCGTTCCATTCCCAGCTCTCCACGCACGCGATGTGGATTTCGAGGGTCTGGTTCTCAAGCTGCTCCGACGTGACCTTGAATTTCCGGCTCGCCAAGCGCTTGTTCTGGATGTCGTGCTTCACTTTCTTGACCTTGCGGTCAGTTAGCGGGCGCAGGTTCAGGACAAGGCCGGTCGGCTCATCAGTGCCGGGGTGCAAAATCTTGAGCGGGCGGGTTGAAACAGGGGTGAAAGCTGCGGAAATATCCATTAGTTGATCCTCATCTGATCGATCCAAATGAATCCACCGGCCAGGGGGCGGATCAGGTCCCTTTTCGCCCTCATGAGGGCTAGGCCGACGGAAGGGGTGGCGTTAAGCCGAAACGGTCGCTTCGAGGAACTGATTCACGCCGACGGTAAACACCGATCGGATGAAGTCCTCATTGCCGCCGCCCGGATAGACCGGACCGGCAACCGGGCCGCGCAGGTAGTGCACGGCGCCGTTCGGCAGATCGAGCTTGAAGGCGTAAGAGTCGCGCACGGCTGGCTGGCCAGCAGCCTTGAAGGCGACCTGCCCGGCGTCCACCAGGTCAACGGCGCATTCGATCGTGAAGCTGCCGCCGTCGGTCTGGCCTTTGGCCTTGAGAGTCAACGCGCGTGCCAGCACGGGGTAATTCACCATGTTGGTTTCGTTGCCGTACTGGCCAATCGTTCCGACGTTGGCGATCTCGGTGTAGCTCAGCCCCTCGAACGCGGCTTCGTTGATGTCAACGTTCTGCGCGACGGTGGAGATTGAGACGGTTGCATTCAGGTAAGTAGTAGGGTCAGCCATTGGGGTTCCTCACGGGCATAAAAAAACCCGCTGAGAGCGGGCGAAAAAAAACCCGCCGAGGGGCGGGTTGCGGTTACCGGCTGAGCCGGATTGGTTAGAGCTTCTTGATCAGCTCGATTGCCTGTTCAGGGGTGAAGCCTTCTTTCAGGTAGGCGTCGTAATGGGCGCGTTTCAGCTTCGCGATCATGGTTGCGTTCTCGATCAGCGCGGGCAGCTTCCGGCGCAGTTCTTCGCCGGCGGCGAGTATCGCATCAGGCTTTGTCGGCAGTTGGTGAATCTTGTCTGTCATGCGTGCATCCTTCGGGCCGCCACTTTGCGGTAATCCCATCCTACATCGCGTGGCCTGGGCTGGCCGTGGAAACAAATGACGCGGGCCTTGCGGCGGTCGCCTTGAATCTTTGCCGACTGCGCCTCAACACCGAACCGATCAGCCTCGACGTGCGTCTGAATGAAGCCCTGATCGCCCCAGCATTGCCGGGTGGTGCAGCGGGCCATCCAACGCTCAGGCGCTTTTGAAAACTCGGCATACAGATGCGACATTCCGCCGCGCCACGCCATCACGCCGGAACCGATGCCCTCATTCGGGCGGTAGAAGTCAGGCAGCGCCGTGAATTGATCCCGAAACAGCGGCGCGATGTCACCGACGATGACGGTGTCAAGGTCCAAATACAGAACATGACCGCGAAACACGCTGGGCCGGAACAGTTCGATCTTTGACCACCAGCCCGGCCAGTCGTGACGCAGCGGAATCCGCTTGCATGGCACGGCGCAGTCCGACAGGCAAACCAGCCGGACGCCCGGTGAATGCTTCTCAAGGTCCGCTTTGATGCGCTCCACATAGTCGGCACCGTAATGACCGCCAGACCGCAATACCGTCGCTACGGTGTGCATTTTGCGATGACGTACTTTGTTTCGCCGGGTTTGATCTCGACGGAACCGAAATGCCGCTGCAATGCAGCAACCCACCAGTTCGTTGGCTTGACGGTCAGGTGCAGATGCTCCCCGATCCCCTTGCCCATGTGGCACTCAAACAGTGCGATCTGGAAGAAGGCGCATCGGGCCGTGCGAAGTGCGATGCCCTTCAGGCAGTCGCTCACATGCTCAGGCGGGATGTGCTCCATCACGTCGCAGCAAAACCCGTAGTCGAACGTGCCGAATGCGGGCATGTCCCACAGCGTGCCGATGACCTTCGGGCCGTCGAACTCGGTGATGGCATTCTCGGCAATGTCGAATGCAGTCACCCGCAAGCCATGATCGGCCAGCCACTGCGACGCCCGGCCAGTACCGGCGCCGTAGTCGCAAAGGGTCTGACCTTCCCGCATGCCCATCCAATCAAACGCGGTCGCCACCAGCCGGAAGCCGGGCGAGCGTTCGCGATATGCAGGCTGCGCCCACATCTTTTCGTACTTGGCGCGCTCTGCGTTCAAATGATCCATTCGGGCACCTTTGCGGGGTCAATTTTTGGGAAACAGGTGACGCGGCTCCATGGGCTCGCGTTCACCACTTCAATTCCAGCGCCCCGCAGTTGCGGCAATGCGCTCTCGAACAACATCGACAGATGCGCCAGGCTGCGCGTCATCTTCCCATCAATTCGCGGCTGATCATCGGCGTCCACTCCGCACAAGACAATCCGCTTCGGCCTCATGTGGTACGCCAGACCCAGCGCACCGTAGGCGCTGTTGCCGGTGTGGATCGCGCCGGGGTCTTCGCTCAGACCAAGTTTTGCCGACCATCTCCACCGCCACCATTCTGGACTCGATTTGTCCGCAGGTTCCGCTCCGCGATGCGACACCCGGCGAACATGCCCAGGCTCGCCACACGCGATGTATTTCACCGCCGGGCGTTGCCGATCGAACCGCTGGCGATTCTCTTCGCTCATGTCGAGGGTGAACCACAAGTCAGCGCGGGGCAGCCAATCGATGGCGCCGTTGACCGCGATGATTGGCGCCTTGATCCGATCAAAGTCCACAAGCCGCGCGCTTTGTCCATTGGCGACGATCAGCATTTCAAGGCCTCAACCATCGGCATCCGCTCGAAACATTCCAGCGCCGTCCCCGTCGTGGCATTGATGACGCTAACTCCCGCCTTTGCCATGTCATTCGCCAGCGGCTCGAAGTTGCGCCGCCATGCGTTGATGTGGCTCTCCGGCGCGCTGAGCATCCCTTCGTGCTCGCCGTGCCAGTGCCCGCCGTTCTTGCGGTGCATGTCGTAGCCCAGCAACACGATCCGTTTCGCGCCCATGTGCCAAGCCAGATTGATGGCCTGATACCCACCGTTGCCGCCGGTGTTGATGTGGCCGGGCTCAGTGCAAAGGCCAGCGCCCTGCCCTCTCTCGATTCGGTTGATGCCGTATCGCAATTGCGCGGCACTGCTCAGGGTCCATTTCTGACCGGCGAACGCCTCGGCTGCGGTGCCGTAACGTGCCCACCACTGAAAATCGCAGGCGTACAGCACGTGCGCCCATGGGATCAGCTCCCACGTGTTGTTGATGACCATCACGCGCCACGACCGGAACCGGCGAAGGTGCGCGACATCGGTGTAAATCATGCTCGGACCAGATGCGCAGATCACCCACCGATCACACTGCGGCAGTTCAGCGCGACCCGTGGGCGGCATAGGGGATCGTGATGGGCAGCTTCACCCGCGCCGGTTCTTCGATCACAGCCGAAACGTATGGCGGCCGGGACACATAGGCCGGGCCCAGCACGGTGCCGGTGTCGAAGTACGCGATCAGATCGCGCACAACGTCCATTGACGGATTAAGCCCGGCGCCGGGGCGGTTGCAGACCATCGCTTGGCAAAACCCGCGCAGGCTGATGACCTCGGACGCCTTCACGCCGTATTGGAGCGTCCGGTTCGGGAAATACTTGCACTCAATCCAGATGCCTTCGTCCGGCGGCTCGCCACCGGTGCCGGAGTAGATGACCGGGATCGCCGGGCTGTAACCGGCTGCGAACGTCCCCGCCAACGTTGCAAAGGCATCCCAAACCGCATCGTCGTTCATCGGATGCGCGCCTTGGCTTCTTGGGTGACCTTTGCCACCGTGGGCCGCCAGTTCTGCGCGGCGGATCGTAGAAAGCCGTCCTGCGCCTCACGTGCCCGCGCGTACTCAGCTGACCACCCGAAAAAAATCGTGTCGCCAAGCTGCGCCCGGCCAATAGTGAGGGTCACGCCATCGCCGAGAAAATCGAACGTCGCGCCCTCTTCAATCGGACGGCGCGGGCCGGTGGGCATGCCGGTCAATGATGCAGCACCGGAACCACGTAAAAACCCGGTATCGACGCGCATCTTCCCGCCCTTGGCAACCGGCGTTTGGGCTTCCTCAATCGTGCGTTGTACCGATTCGCGGAAAATGGCCAGGGCGCGCTTTCTGCACTTGAGCGCCCATGCGTCGGCAACCGCTGATGCTTGTTTGGCCATGTCAGGTTGCCTCCCCTATCCAGTCAACGCGGGTTTGCGACATGCAGCGGCACTGAATCACCTCGGCTGCACCGGCACCCAGTGACGTATCGCCGGGGAACATCAGCATCGCGCCGGATGGGCTGCGAAATGGCTCGCCCTGTTTCTGGCGCTGGCCATCCATGGCGATGTGCGTGTCACGGGTGCGGCCATCGCCGGACGTGCTCCACTCTTTCAGCACCGAGTCGGCCCGAAACAGACCTTCTTGGATGCCCTGCTCATAAACCTCATTCCGAGCCGCGTTGAACGCGCTCAGCGACTCAGTGCGGGCGATGGTCTCGCCGCGCAATGCCAACAGGCGATCCGAGTAACGCCCGACGATGCGATCAACGTCGGCAGCCTTCACCGGCTTCCCGGCATCAATCGCCCGTTGCACGATGCTGTCAAAGCGACGATCACGCCGGACGCGCTCAAAATACTGGCGCATCTGCTCCGGATCGCCGCTCAGCAACTGCGCCCTTGCGTTCACCACGTACTGCGCCTGTGGGCCACTCAGGCCGACGATGCCGCCCGACCTGCGGCCAGTCTGTCGGCTGATGCGCCCAACGATGTCAAGGGCCGTCTGGCGCGGATTGCGGCCTATCTCCGTGCCACGTGCCACTGCCGCCCGAATGCCGTCCCGTTGACCGGCCGCAATGTCCACCACCAAGCGGCTGGACTCAGTGCGCAGCCACGTTTCCGCCCGCGTGTTGCGGACATCAAAGCGGATCGCGGCACGGCCCAAACCACGGGGCGGACGCAACGAACCGGCCTCAATCGTTCCGCCGGTCACGTACACGCCCCGGATTGATTCGAGCAACTGCGACAAGTCCGCCTCGCTGAATTGCAGGGCGGTGATGACCCCGGCGATGTTGCCGACCGAGATCAGCGACTCCACCTCCGCAATGCTTGCCGCTCCGACCAAGCGCTGCACCTCGGCCAGATAGGCGCGGGCAACGGTTGGCTCTAGGCGCTCAAGCTCAGCAACCAACTGGCGCGCGGATTTGTTCACACCCGCGCGAGAAATTCGTAAAGCAGAACCGTGCCGCCGGGGTTCAGCGGCATCACCTCTGCGAAGTTGTACCGGGCGCCGTCGATCACGATCTTGTCTTTCGTGTCCGGGACAATTGCAATGGTGGTTGAGATCAGGCCCATCTTGTCGCCGACCTGAATCAGCGTTTCCGAGATCAGCGACAGCTTGTAACCGGCCTCTACGATCTGGCAGGGGTACGGGTCGTCAGTAATGACCGGCGCATGTGCCGGGCCTGTCTTGACCAAGCGAACGACGGTGGCGGCCTTTCCATAAGTGCTGATCAGGCGTTGCGCCGTGGCGTTCAGGCGGTCGTAGAAAGCGCTCATACCACCGTGATGCCGGGCAGTTCGTAGGGGCGAAACAGCAGCGGCGCAAGAAGCTCATCGATCACCGCAACAACGGGCCGGTTCGGCGTGCTGTTGGCACTGACCGCGCTTGATGCGTACTGCACCTCTACCGGCCCGACCTTTTCCTTCGTCACCTGCGAGGCTGCGACGTAATCAGGCGAAAGGCTGCCGGGCGTGGCCGCTTCACGCAGTGCTGCCTCATAGGCTGCGTGCTGCACTTCTTCGGGGATTTCGTCCGGCTCGATTTCAAGCCCTTCGTAGTCGGTCGCACCAGTGCGCGGCCATTCACGCGCCTGTGCCCGCCCGCCGGTCTTCACGCCCCGGAACATGGACTGCCAACGCCCGGACATCAGGCGCCAGCGGTAACGGCCGTCCACGTAATCCGACCCACGAACGAGTGCGGCGGTCTTGGCAGGTTCCGTCAGCGCCGCCCACGCGGCATTGGCCCGCGCGAGATGGTAAGCATCAGCCCCAGCAAGATCGCCGTACACGATCAGGCTTCCGGTTCTTCTTCATCCGCCTCGGCCAATGCGGCCTTAAGGCTTTCCAGCGAACTGCGTCGGTCTTTCTTGATGCCGCGCTCGGCCAGGGCGGCGAGAATCGCGCCCTTGTCGTCATCCACGGCAGCCTTGGGGGCAGCGACGGGGGCGGCTTCGGCCTCGACGATCAGAATGCGGGCCTTGACCCACGCGGCGACGACCTTGTTGTCCTTGACCGCGTTCCAGTTGTGCACGGACGTTTTCACGCCGGGATCAAGAACCGTCCCGCCGGGCAGACCCAGCGGCGACTTGTGATTGTTGGTGATGATGGCCATGTTCGATCCTTGTAAATGAAAAGCCCCGGAAAACCGGGGCTCTGAACTATATGAATTGTCCGTAGTGTTTCAACTCAGCCTCCCTTCGCGCCGCGATGGCCTCCGGAAGGGTGGCAAAACACCCCAAATGAATCACTCGCTTTTCAACAGAAATACGGGCAAACCACCCATTCGCTCTGTTTTTATGGACTCCACGATGACCGCTTCTGCTCTTGCGGAACGTTCGAGTATTGAGGTTGTTTTGAGCCCTTGAAGCAATTCGCAGATTCGTCCATCGGTTGTCATTTCGAATGCGATTCTTATGATCGACATCCATGTCAGATGGCGGCCATTCTCCGGTCATAAGCAACCACGCCAGATGATGGGCGCGATATTGCCGTCCGAACAAAATGATTATTTTGTAGCCGTCTTTGAGAGTTCCAGCCTCATCGCCATGAAAACGTCCGCCGCCAAAGCACATGACGCGGACTTTCCAGCGAAAAATGCCGGTCTCCGGATCATAGTCGAGACGGTTTCTGACCTCTTCTGCGGTGAAACACCGCCGCTCGCGAAGAGTTTCCTTTGGAGTAAACTCCGACTTGCCCATAGCAACCCCCAACGGTTGTTGTGTGGAAGAGGGCCCGGGGTGTTGACGCACCCCGGGCCTTCGTCTTTCTACCTCAGATGCTATACGCCGTCAACGTAGGCGACTTCCTTCGGGAGACGAACGTCGAGGCCACCCAGGCGCATCACGCCCGGAACGTCCCAACGCAGCGGACCCGACTGGTACACCGGCAGGAACCGGTGCGGCATCGGCATGTGCAGCTTAAGCACCTGCGGATCGTTGCGATACGCAATCATTCGCGGAACGCTAGAAACCCCAGCCGCATCCAGCCCACGCAGACCACGAATGGTCAGCGGGCGGCCGGTCATTGCCGTGTACACGTTGTTGCGGATGAAGAAGCTCAGCACCGTCTCGTCGCTGTCCGTGGTCATGCGCCGGGTGGCGATGACTTGGAACTTCAGCCACGGCAGGAGCAGCGTGTCGGCCATTGCAACCGTGTTCGTGCCGTTGAACACATTCAGGATCGCGCTGTTCATGTCCTCGACCATCTGGTCAGGCGTGGCGCTTCCGGGGGCGCCAACAACGCCCCAGTTGCCGGTGGCAGCAGCGCCAGCCGTCACGCCCTGCGCATCGAACAGGCCGGTGAAGCCCTTCGAGGCATCGCCCAACAGCGCAACGCGGTCGACCATTTCTTCGGCGGCACGACGTGCGGCCATGGCGTCTTCGTTGGCTAGGTTGATGCCGAGCAACTGCGCACGGCCCACTTCTTCCCAGCCCCAGCCGTAGCCGATGCCAGCGGTGTGCACCGGGGTTTCAAACTTCGACCGGGTGGTGCCCGCTTTCGGGATGTCGTCGGAATTGCCATTGATCCAGTCAGCCGCACCGTGGCGGTCAGAGCTGAAATAGGTCACCGAGCTGGCGAACTCCGAACCGGAGGTGTCAACCGGGATCAGGCCCCGGTACTGAATGTCCGGGTAGCGGGTTGCGTAAACGCCCGGCTCGATGATCGAGGTTTGGGCGATGACGAATCCGAGCGCGGACTGTGCATCAAAAAGAGGATTGCTCATGGTATTGGCTCCTTAAGCCAGACGCACAACGGCAAGGCCGGTGGCAGATGCGGAGGTGTCCCAACGGGCGCCAGGGATTTGCACCGCCGAGTTGGCGTTGCTGTCCTGGAAGTCGCCGTTGGACGGGCGGACGAAAACGCCGTCGCCTGCGGTGCAGCCGCTTGCGCAGACGACCCAGACGTCACGGCCACTGCCCACGGGGGCGATGCGGGCCGATTCGCCGATGCCGAACGAATCAACCGTCCGGGCGGTGACTTGGCCGTCAACGACCGTCATGCCGGCCGCCGATCGATCCAGCAAGGTGATGCCCACGAACGTGGTGTCACCGGAGCCGAAGGCTTCGACGCCCTTGTCGGTCGCGCCCTGGGTGACGGCACGGCCGAAGCCGATGACTGCCGTTTCCACGGTGCGGGAGATGATCGGGCCATTGATCATCGTGGCGGGCATACCCGCTACGGCGACGGCCTGGGTTTCGGGGTAGTTGGTTTGGATAGCCATTACTGGTTACCTCCCTTGTTGGGTTCGTTCAGGGCGGCGACAGAAGCCGCATACCCGTTGTCGTTGGCGGTCTTTCGGTCAACGCCCTTGATCAGCACCTTGCGCACGGGATCGGATGCAGCGTCTTCAGCGAGGATGTCGAAGCGCGCATCGATGTACGCCGCCGTCTTGTCCTTGATCGCCGCGTCGCCGCACTTGGCAGCCACAGCGGCCTTGCGGATGTCTGCATCCGACTTGCCGGTGTAGTCCTGATCTGCGATGCCCTTGGCGGTTGCGATCAGGTCAGCGCGGGCCTGAACGCGGGCGTCCAGATCGGCATCACTGAGCACCTTGCCTTTCAGGCTGTCGATCTCGGCATCACGCTTTGCGAGGTCGGCATCCTTGGCGGCAATGGCCTTGGCGTGGGTGTCTTCCAGCGATTGACGCGCAACTTCGGCGTCCTTCATCTGGCTCTGTAGCTTGGCGATTGCCTGGGCACCGGCATCGGTCGTTTCAACCGACAGTCCGTCAACCAGGATCGTCCGGGTCTTGCTGTCACTCATGGGGTTCTCCTTGGGAGATTGGATGTCGGCGCGATCCGGTTCACCGGGGGCGCGCCAATCCCCGATGCGTGTGCTACCCGCCCTGCCTTTACTGACAAGGGCGATGTGATTGATGCGGATGTCCCGCTGTACTGCGTCATACGTCTCGCCTTCGGGCGATTCGCCGGAATCGAAAACGATCTCCGCGAGGTAGCCCATGGAAAGCTCGCGCTTGCCCTTTTCGTAATCGCTGATCGCCCCGGCATCCATCAGGATCAGCGGCACGCGAACGTGATCGCCGTCTCGAACGATGTCGTCACCGATCTGCCCGATGGAATCCTTTTTCCACGTGTCAGCGGTCACGAATGCCGCCGGGTGGTCGTTGGTTGCGGGCTTGTGGGCGTAGCTGGCAAGGCTGTCGCGTGCGAACACCTCACCCTCTGGCCGATACACGCGCACAACAGGCATATCGGGGCGGCCAAGCTCACGCCCGGCGTACTCCTGAATACCCGTGCGGGCTGCGCGAACGTCCGCGACCAGATAGCCGTCCACAGTTCGGCGGACGCCTGTCGCAGTGACGGCGTCATTGAATTTCTGCATGGTCTATTCCTCCGGGGTTACTTCAGCCGGATCGGTTTCGTCTTCGTCCAGCTCTGCGCCGAACTCCGCAATCGCCGCCTCAAGGCCAGGCGCAACGCCAAGCTCGGTCAGCATGTTGACGGCCGTCCGGCTCATCGCGTCGTCGGGGATCAGGGCAGTCTCACGAAGCGTCTTGATCGTCTCGGCAGTTGCCTTGCCGATGTCGGCACGTTCCTTCGCCGTGGTCTGCCACAGGCTCGCCCACTCGTAATACAGGTCATCGGGGCGCGACCCGAGCGCGGAGCGGATCAGGCATTCATCGAGAATCTGCATTGATGGCTGCAACACCAGTTCTTGCATGCTCTGGATGCGGTCGTAGTAGTTGCGCAGGTCCGATTCACCCGTGGCACTCATGCCGCCGGGCGATTGCCCGAGTAGCCGCGTCATCGGGATGTCGGCAGCGCCGGATACGATCTGCAAAAAGGTATTCAGCACGTCCGGCAATGTCGCGAAGGTGGCGCTTTTCTGCTGATAGTCCTCTTCCGAGTCGATCAGAAGCGCGCCGTTGATGCCCTTGGCCATGGCTGCGAGCGTTGCGCGCTCCACCACAAGACGCCGGTATTCCGGATCGGCCATGCCTTCCATGAACCGGGGAATCTTGATCACGTCAATCTTCGCTTCAAACACCAGTGAGGCGATGTTGGCGCCCGTGGCATCGGCGTTCTTGACGGCATCGATGCAGGCGTGAAGCACTGAATCGCCCCACCCATAATCGAAGCCCGTAACCAATTCGGGGTCAGGCTGCGGGTTGCCGATGAATCGCACGATGCGAGACGGGTGGATCTGTTGATTGCCACCGCTGCCCGAGACATCGTAAGCGCGCGGCAGGTTGTAGAACTCCGACAGCGGGTCGGTCTCAAGCTCTTTCGGGTTCAGCACGCGGCGGCTCAGAACGGTGAGATAACGCACCCCCCCAGCCTTGACCGTTTGCGGGTTCAGCGGCTTCGAGGGGTCAGCATCGTTGGTCCCGATGTACAGCCCGGCGCCACCGTAAAGACGGCCCCGCGTCCACGCTTCGAGAACCTTTGCCTTCAAGCCCAGCCGCTTTTCCTCGGCTTCGATCTTCGTGATGTCGGCGGACTTAGCCTGCCAGTTGCGCCACTTGCGGCACGCATCAAGGGCCGGGATGTCCACGATCTTCTTCGGCAGCCATGCCGAGCGGTACATGTTCGACAACTGGTCGTCGTTCGTGCACGGCGCGGTGTAGAACGTGCCCGATGCCTTGTCGCGCTCAGTGCCCAGATTGGCAACCAAGTTCTTGAGGCTGTCGTTGTTCTGGACGGTCGTCATGCGACGTTGGCCAGGTTGTAGCTGCTGCCAGACAACAGGGCAGCAAACGCCCCCGAAAGCGCGTCCACCTGGTCATCATGGGCTGCGTTCGGAAACATACTCACCTCGTCTAAAAACGCTTCGTTCCAACTGCCGCGAACGAGCTTGATATTCCCCGCTTCGGCCTGGGCCGATACCGGGGTTGCGCGCACTTCTTTCGATCCGGTCTCGCGTTCGGCTCGGGCATTCCAACCGGCCAACAGGCGCACCAGATACGACGCGTAGCTTTTGCCAGCGCTGCCGGGGTCTTCCGGCAACACAATCGGGACTGACTTGCCGTCTTGCAAGGCGGTCGCCTTGATCGTGCGCTCCACGCCTGCCGCCGCCTCTCTGATGCGCGTCACGGCCTCGACGTAATAGATTCCGGCCTGTTCGCTCAGCAGCAGGCCCACGGTCCAATCAGGATCGCCGGTGCCCTTTGCCTCGGTTCCGGCCAAGTCCCAGCGGCGCACCTTGCGGCGACTTGCCGGGGCTGCGTCGACAATCTCGAACCACGCCCGCTTGAACAGGCCACCTTCGCGCGGTGCCGGGCGCTGTTGCATCTGCCCGGCCCATGCGTAGCTGCCCATCACCTTCTTGTCGCGCTCAATCACAGCGGGCGGGAAGCGCTCGGGAAACAGCAGCTCGCCGTCGTTTGTGCGCGGGTCCGTGAACCCTATGCTGGTCTTGCAGCGCCGATCCGGCTCGAACTCCATGGGGAGCACAAGGGCGTCATAGCCCAAACCTTTAGCCTCGATCACTCCGATGACATCGCGTTCATGCAACCGCTGCATGATGCAGACGATGGCGGACTTGTCCGGGTTGTTCAGACGAGTCGGAACGGCCTCAAGGAACGTGGTGTTCACCGTTTCCCGCTTCGCCTCGCTTGCTGCGTCGTCAACCGATAACGGGTCATCGATCACGATGCTGTCACCGCGTGAGCCGGTCAGGCTGCCGAATGGCATGGCCTGCCGAAAGCCCGTCGCGGTGTTCTCGAATTTCTTTTTCTCGTTCTGGTCGCCGGTCAGCTTGACCTCTGGCCAAAGCGAGCGATACCAGTCCGACTCAATCAAGCGCCTGCAACGCAGGTTGTCGCGGATCGCCAGTCCTTCGGCGTGCGACGTGGCGATGATCCGCTTGTGCGCCTGACCCTTCGGCCCCCACTGCCACGCTGGCCAGAACACCGACGCCATCAATGACTTCATGCTTCCGGGCGGCACCGCGATATACAGTCGCGTGATCTGCCCGTCGGTCACCGCCTCAAGATGCTCTGCTACCGCGTCAATGTGCCAGCCATGAACGTACGGCTGACCGGGTTCGATCACGTGCCACGCTTGCTGAACGAAGGTCGCAAGCGAGCGCTTACACGCCTCACGCTCGATTGCCAGCCAATCAGCCGGGGTCAGTTTCAGCGCGGCGGGCACGTAATAGCTCGGCAATCGTGCCGTTGGAGAGTTTCGAGGTATCGATGGTGGCCACGGCAACCGCGCCACTGTGGTGATGATTCAGGCTCTCAACATGCACACCGGCAGCCTTGCCGCGTGCCACCTCGGCAGCGATAGCGGCGCTGATCTGCTTTTCATCAATCGCCAGATCGCGCAGCATCTTGAGGTCTTCAAGGTGCCCGCGAAGCGTTACCTGGGCGGCTTCCGCCATCGGCTTGCGTAGGTCGGCCACCCTTTGCGACACCTTAGCGTCGGCCATCAGCTTGCTTGCGTTCACATTCACGCTGGAAGGCTTCATGCTCTTCACGGTGTATGCGTGCCGGTATGCGTCGGACTGATTCATTCCGGACGCTACTGCTTGGGCGAACTTCTCTTGTTTCGGCGTGAGAGCCATAACGCGCCCTCATTAAGCCGGACGTGAGATGGCCCGCTCTGGGCTCCATCCGCGCCGCAGGCGTCTGGTTATTAACCTTCGGCTGATCCCAACTTGGTCCGCCCAGTCAGCCGCGAACATCTTCTTGCCGCCAATTTCTAGCGGCACGGCCTTCCTGGTATTGCGAGACTGCTGTTTCGACGTCGCCCATCGGCAATTGCCGGGCGCATAACCCAGAGTTGGGTCTATTCTGTCAATCGAATGAGCGGGGCTTGGGCGCTCTCCCATGTCAGCGAGAAACGACTCGAAGGATTCCTCCCACCTCGGACAGACCTTGACCCCAATCGCTCCGTACCACCTGAAAGAAAGGTTTCTCTTGTTGTTGCACCTTTGCTTCATGTTGTGCCACGAGCTGTAGGTTATTGAGCCGCGCTTACCGTGCTTTGTTGATCTCTTGTTTTCCGCCTCCTTTATGAGGCAGCCGCAGGACCTTGAACCGGTGGGTGTTAGCTGTCCTTGAGAGAACTCTCGCTCAACGCCGCATTCACATCTGCAGAGCCAGATTGTTCTTTGGTACGTCGGGTACTTACGCACTCCGATCCGCTCCAATACCTCTAGTCGTCCGAACTTCTGGCCAACAAGATTCTTGGTCATTGAGATTCCCGAGAGTTGTGCCGACCACCGCCGGCAGGGCCAATAGATGCCCCGCATACACGGGGCCTCCCTCGCTATCGACTGAGCGATGCTGGACGGGGAGAAGGGTGAAGTGGGTCGCCGGTTACAGCGTCCGGCGCGCTTGCTGCGTTGCAGCGGCTTACAGCGCTGGTGGTCATCTGCGGGTTACTGGTCCCGCGACCTGATGCCACTCAGGTCAGTTCATGCCCTTCGGTCGGCTGGCGAGCCGCTTTCGTTTGAGGGACCGGCCCCGTTAGCCTGGAACGGAGCAACCGCATGATGTTGGCGCAGGACCGTGGAATCGAACCTGGTCAGCGATCCAGATATTCGATTGCTCGTCTCAGGGCGTCGGTGCTATCAGAAAGAAAGCCGATTGCCGAATTGCATTTCGCACAAAGCAACCCGCGAACCCTCCCGCTCTTATGACAGTGATCTACGCATGTCCTGCGACCCTCAAACGAGGCCAGGCAGATCGCGCAACTCCCGTTCTGAGCTTCGAGAAACTTCCGGTGCTGCTCCGCATTGATGCCGTATTGGCTTCTCAACCGGCCATCAAGGGAGCGATTTCTTGCGGCACTGGCCATATAGCGAGAGGTGTTTGCCCTGTAGTGCCGCCGGTTGTACTCGGCCTTACACGCCTTGCAAGACGACTGGAGCCCTTTGCGCGCGTGAGCGTAGAACGCGCTTGCCGGCTTTTCATCGCCGCACGTCCCGCAAACCTTCATTCCTGCCTCCTTGGAGACCCGGCCGAGACCATCTCGCGTCCCACATTGGAAGCAGGGGCCGGAGTTGAACCGGCGCGCTGGCCTGAGACGTTGCGGCCATTTCCTGCCGCCTCGGGAATCCTCAGGTTTCCGGCTCTGCCACTGAGCTACCCTGCTGTGAATGAAAGCGGGCCGGATCGCCAATCCGGCTGCGCGGTGCTGTGCTACGCCTTCGACACACGATCTAATCGGTCATGACTCCGCGTCGATCCGCGACTTCCGAGTGCCTGTGCTACAGGCTTCCGCTTTCAAGCGATGCCGTCCGGGGCCTCGCGCTACGCACTTGGCTGGTGCCGCATCCTTCAAAGCTCTCGGCTGTCCGAGAATCAAAAACCGTCGTACCCGTCAGTCGCCACGGGCGCCCTTGGTGGCTTCTTCGACGCTATCCGCTGCGTCAACAGCAGCATCAGCCATGGGCTTGGTCACGGTGCGGGTCATGTCCGCCGCGATCTTCACTGGCGCAATGGCGATCTTCGCCACGTCTTCGACAATTCCGAGAATTGATCCGAGCATTTCAGGTCCTCCAACGCAAAAAGCCCGCTGGTCGGCGGGCTCTTTAGTCAACTTCTGCACTATGCGCTTTCTTATACGCACTAATTCCGCGATTGTCAAATGTCCCTGATTCGACGCCCGTACGTCTCCATCATGGCGCGGTCATACGTCGTCATGGCGTAGTGGCGGACGGCTTCGCGGAGCGTGCCCAGCGCTCGGTCGTGGAGGATGCTCACCAAGTCTCGGTCGGCCCGCGCCTTGTCGGCGATCTCCTGCAACGACATCATGCGGATGAAGCGCGCACGGATGATGTCGCGGGCCTGTTGATGCAACTCCATCACGCGGGCATCGATGGTGCGATAGAGCCCCTGCCCGTCCTCATCGGCCTTGATCAGCTCGGCGAGCATCGGGTCAGAGTGCGTTCCCGGTGAGCGAACATAACGCTCCTGTTGTTCGACGCTGCCACCGCTGCCGAGGCCTGGACGCTTGACCCGTGCCCAGCCGCCCCAGTCGCGCATGATCTCGGTGAACACATCGTTGCGCTTGAACCGTGCGCGCACGTTCCGCATCTCGATTGGCATCATCGTCGCAGCGTTCAAATTTTCTCTCCCGGTCGTGCCGCCATCACTGTCGCAACCCTCGCCTCTCCATCTCCGCGACGATCTCGGCTCTGATTCGATTGGCCGCATCGGCTTGCGGGCTGCCCGGCCTGGGTGGGCGCTGGTTGAACAGGCGCGCTTTCAGCTTCCGGTCTGATTCGACTTTGAGGTTCATGCAGCCTCCATGCTCAGATACCGCGTGATCGATTCCGCCGCCTCATCCCAGCCTTTGGCCACGACCGTGGCGTAACCCTGCCCAGCGAGCCGTGAGAGCCATTCGCGCTGCTCGGGTGACGTAGTGCTGCCCTTGCGCCGCTTAAGCTCCACAAAGAGCCCGTGGGAGCCGCCACGGGGCACGGGGAGGCAAAGATCAGGAACGCCGGGTTTCACACCTTCGGCTTTGAGCCGCCCGGCAGTGGCTTTGCTCCGATGGCCACCGTTTGGCACCGCGAACAACAGCGCCAGTTCGGGATACGCGGCCTTTGACGCAGCGGCCCAACGCATCAGGGCCACTTGCTCGACGTGTTCGGTTGGGCAGGTCATGCGTAGATGCTCCCGGCCTGCCCACGCTCATTGCTGTCTGTGCAATCAAGCCGGTGGTCGCTAGCCTTCGGGCAGCGCTTGCAACCGCAAGTGCCGCACAAGATCATCTTCGTCGCGGATAGCGGCGCAAAGAAGCCACCAAATGAGGCGCCCTTGCGTTGCTCATCAATGCACCGATGGCACTCGCATTGATCGCTTCCGTCTGTGATTCCTCGAAGGCTCATCCCACCACCTCAATCTTGCCCCGGCACACACCATCGTCATCGCGCATGTGCGTCGCAAACGACACGACCCGGTAGTCCGGCACCTGATCGATTTCAATCGTCCGATACCGGGCGCAGCTTTCGCGCTCATCACAGATCGGGTCGGACGGCCCCAGTCCGATGCGACCGGCGCAGCGGCTCACGTCTAGGGATAGGGGGGTCATGCCGCCACCCCGATCAACCGATTCTGTTCGGCCAGCAGCTCGTCATCGGTGCCCCAATGCGCCCGGAATGGCTTCGCGCCACGCGCGAGGCTCGGCCCCATTGCAAGCTCTGCCATCTGCACCGGCAGAATCGAAACGCCGCGGTGATGCCATGGGCAAAGGCCGATGGTGTAGTCATGCCCACGGCGGCGGCCACAGTCGGTGATGTGATGGATCTCTGGCGGCTCATATACGTACAGCGTTTTGAGGCAGCAGATGCAACCGATTTCCTTGATCCGCTCGAAGCGGGCCTGTTGGGCCTTCGTGGCCTTGCCGGTGCTGTTGTGTAGGGTCATGCCGCCCGCTCCTGTTCAGCCTGCATCAGCGACTGAAACTCAGGGTCGGACCACACAACGCCACGGTCATTGCCGAACGCATACATGAGGTCGATCAAGTCGCCCATCTCCGCAATCGTCATCTTGCTGGTGCGCTGCCCGAGAATGACGAAGCCGCCATCGATTCCCATGGCGACGCGCTGGTGACGTTTCAGGCCAGCCGACAGCACATGCTTCCAGTCATCCGGCGTGAGGCGCTGCATGCGGCCGTCAACCGGCCATTCCACCTGCCGGGCGATGTCGCCCAACATGGCCCACATTCGTCGGTTTTGGACCGCGCTCCGCGTGTCCCGGTGCGCCTTGAGCGTGATGTCCTGCGGCCCCTGCGTCTCGACGGCCTCCATGATCTGGCGCCAGACGCGGGCGAGGCTTTCGCGGGTTGCTGTGAGGGTGGTCATGCGGCCACCTCGGCGAATAGGGGCATCGTCGCGGCCGCGATACGTGCCTTGGCGATCTCCGCGTATTCAGCGTCGCGCTCGATGCCGACGAACCCAAAGCCTTCAATCACCGCAGCTTTCCCAGTGCTGCCGCTGCCCATAAACGGATCGAGCACCGCGCCGCCCGGTGGGGTCACCAGACGGCAGAGGTAGCGCATCAGGTCGGTAGGCTTCACGGTAGGGTGGGTGTTTCGCCGTGGACCGCTTTCTGCACTCGGCGGCCTTTCGCCACGAGCCACACGGTAATCCTGATCCGTCCACTTGTTCCCGTTTGGGCGATGCACTGCGTCAAGATGCTCCAGCCCTTCTTCCCGATCCTGCTTGCTGGCCTTGGCGCAGTAGAAGAAACGGGCGGCTGAGCCGCCGTTGTCTGCATGGCCAGCACCAACAAACGCACCACCCTTGCCGAACACGTTGGCGCCACTGGAGCCGAGCGAGGTGTTGTTATTGCGCGGCGCACCACTCGAAGCCCCCGTCACAGGAAACGCCGCCAGAACCTCGTCGCTGCCGTCATGGATCAGGTTGGCGGGCCAGCGGCCAGCGTCGATATTTTCGATAGCGTGTCCGGTTCGCGCCCACGAGCCGCTTCGATCTTCTGTCCCGTCCGGGTTCTTTGGATATTCGGCTTGCCCTGACCGCTTCGTCGCCCCTTCCGTGCCTACCCGGCACCCATCAACATTGATCGCCCCGGTGCCATACTCCAGCACGTTCGCTGCTACCGTGCCGATGAGAGGCTTGCGGGCGACGGTGATCGGTTCTAGCGCGGGCTTCAGCGCGGTCCCGCCCCACTCGCCGTTGTGCGACTTTGGGAATCCGGAGCCATAGACCCACGCGATCATGTCCCGAATCTCGAAACCGGCGTCCTCGATGCGAACTGCCATGCGGTGTTGCGTGCGCGTGCCAGCGAACGCCAGCAGGTGGCCGCCCGGTTTCAGCACGCGCAAGCACTCGGCCCATATCTCAGTGCTCGGCACGTCGTAGTCCCACTTCTTGCCCATGAACGAAAGGCCGTATGGAGGATCGGTCACCACTGCGTCGGCGCTGCAATCCGGCAGATCACGCATTGCTGTCAAGCAATCGCCAGTGATGATTCGCACGCTCATGCCGTCACCGCCATCACTTCCACCTCGCTCACAATCCGCTCAAGCTCTTTCACCAGCTTGGCGTGATCCATCGTTTCGTCGTGGCGCTGAATTGCCCGCATAAACAGCCGCATGCCCTGTCGGCATTGAACGCTGGTGAGGCCGTCAACGAGGTCATCGGCGCTCATGTGAAAGCCTCCTGGTCATGCCATGACGGGCTTCCATCCGCGTATTCCGGCAAGGTCGGCGGCCTGTCGAAATAGCGGTACGTCTGCCACTCGAACCAAAGCGAGATGAAGGGCTCCTCGTCTCCGTTGCGCTGCTTCACACAGCCCAACATGCAGTCGGGCCTAACGATCAGGTCTTGCGTCAATCGTCCGGCCTTTCGCACGTCCGCTTCTTTTGGCTTGTTGCGCCAGACGATGACGGCGGTATCCACCATGTCCACAATACCGCCGGAACCTTTGATGTCGCCCTTCTCGGGCAGTTGGCTCTCGCCCTTCTCGGTCTTGCGGACGTGGTGCACCAGGGCAACGTGCGTGTTTTCGGTGCGCGAGAAGTCCGACAGACGATCCACGAACGATTGCTGTCCGGCGTAGTCGTCGTCCTTGATGCCCAGCTTGGAAAGGTTGTCGATCACGAACAATTCCACGCCGTAGCGCTTCACGGCGTAACGCATGGTTTCGATCAGCGTGTCGGCTTTGTCCTTCGTGCCGGGGTCGAACACCCAAAGCGAATCGCGCCAACTTTGCGAGAGCATCCGGGACTGACCCTCGGTCGGCTCGCGACGGCCAATGGCCTGAATGTGCAACCGACGCAACAGCTTGGGCGGCGTGAACTCCAAGCTGGCAATGCAAGCCCGGTGGCCCATCTTTACAGCGCTGACGGCAATCATCCCGACAACTTGCGACTTCCCGTGGCCGTTGATTCCAGCCCAAAGACTGGTTTCGCCGGGCCGCAACACAAGCGATTGAGCCTTGCCGCTCCACGGCAGCCGAATGCCCGCCTCTGGCCCCGTTTTGCTCAGTTCGGCCCACACCGCATCGGCGTAGTCCGCCGCGCTTTTCAGGTTCTCAGGGTCAAGGCTTCTCGCGCTGTCAACGGCCCGCCGCATCTCATCAGCGGGGATGCCATCGATCAGGCACTGGTTCGCGTCCTTGCGCGGCAGTACGGCCACGCGGACACGTTCGCGGCCAAGACGCTTGGCGATTTCTTCGGTGGCCTGGGCGCCCGCTGCATCGCTGTCGAGCGCCAAAACGATCTCATCGAAACAGGCCAGCCGGTCGAACTCGTTATCGATCCACTGTTGCTTGCCCTTGTCGCCGCCACCGAACGGAACCGATAGCGCGGGCATGCCGTAATCCCACATTGCCAACGCATCGAACTCGCCTTCCACCAGAATCACCCGGCGCTGTCCGGGGTCGATCACCTGCCAGCCGAACAGGCAAGGCTCGCAATCGGCATCGGTCCAGAATTTCTTTTCCGGAATGGCCCGGTACTTCGCCGCGATCAAGTCCCCGTCACGAAGATACGGGAACATCAGCGCGCCCTTTTTGAATGCCAGCTTGTACGCCGCCATGGCCGCGTCGCTGATCTTTCGCACTGAGCGAACCCACTCGGCACCCTGCGGCGGCAGCGAGCTAACGCCCTCCTTGGCGGGCTTGCTGAATCGGCGCTTTGGGGCTTCGACCTTCGGCTGTTTGATGCCAAGCCAATCCATCGCTTCGCGGCAAGCGGTCGGCAAATCGACGTTCTGCGTCTGCATCCACAAGCCGATCATGTCGCCGCTTTCGCCGGTTGCGAAGTCGGACCACACGCCGGATTTCTCGCCGGTCAGGTGAACTTTCAGGCTTTCCCCGGCGCTGCCGTCGAGGTCGCCGCAGATCCATTCGTGGCCCTTGCGCTTGCCGTCCCTCAGCAGGTGCAGGCAGGCCCGCTCCACGTCCCCGGCCAGGCGTTGTGCGATTTCAGTGGCTCGCATTGGCGGCCCCTGGTCCGGGGAATGCCCGGTTGTTTTCGTCGATGATGCGCTGCTCCCACTCGGGGATAGCCTGCCCGGCTGCCTGCTGGTCCTTGCACCAATCGCCCTTGAACCCGCGCCAAGCATTCTCCGCAGCCATCTTCACGGCCTGAGCCGGTGAAAGCCCGGCGGAAGCCGCCTCTCGCTTCACCGCCTCCCATGCGCTCACGGTCAGCGGCGCCCGATGCTTCGCCCTCACTGCCAGCCAGTCCACGGCGTGCTGGTCGTTCACCCCTTCCGCCGCCATCTGCTTGGCCGTCACGGTTTTGGATTTCTTGGGCGTTGGGGAATCATCGCCGCCATCAGGCGGCAAGCGCACTTCGGTGCGCGTGTCTTTTGCTTTTTCTTCTTTTGGAAACGGTAACGGAGACGGAGACGGAGACGGAGACGGTAACGGAGACGGGGCACTGCCAAAACCTGCCAATGGCATGCCACTGGCACTATCTTGGCACTGTGTTTCGGTGCTACCCGCATGCGTCGAGCTTGCTTCTAGCAACTTTTCTGCATAGTCGGGCATGAGCTTGGCAGCAGATTTCCGTCCGTGTTGCTTGCACAGCGCAGCCCACCGAGACTTCTCTGAGCGCGCTTCGGCACCCGCAGCCCAAGGGTTATGTTCTGCCCAGTCGTGGACGCTTCGCGTGCCCTCTGCGCCATCCAGAAATCCGACATCAGCAAGCGCGGCGACAAAAGCCCCAGGCTCGCCAGTCCAGTCAACGGCGAGCTCGATGTCCTCGTCGGTCAAGCCTTCCAGATCGCCAGATGATCGGTTGCCAGCCACCCATAGGAATAGGCAGACCAACCTGAACGCGCCACCCTCACCAATGCGGCGGATGAGCTTTTTGGTTTTCGGATGACGCGGCAGTTCGAGCGAAATGCGGGCGTCCATCAGATCTCTACACCCAGCTCAACCATGATCGATGCGGCGCGAAACGCTGCTTCAAATCCGGCCTTCCTCTCTGCTGAAAACTCCATGTCCATGTCGCCCCAGCCAGTCAGATCAGACAAAAGCTGCATCACTGCCGGATGCGCCATCGCTGCTTTGGCAAGCTGCGCCGCCTCACTTAATTCATCTGCCATGCTCATTTCCTCGCCATCCAGAGAAAAGGCCCCGGCGTGAGGGCGCGGGATGGCAGCGCGCCCTCCGGTGTTGCAACACCGTGCCGAGATAGTCGTTGCGGGCGCTCACACGCCCTCCCTGTCCGCAATGCTGCGGATGGCCCGCTCGTAATCGGCAGGGCTTGCCTATGGGTTCGCGTGGACCCAATCGGCCTTGCTCATTTCGTACCGCTGATGCGCCGTGTGCTCGCGGCAGAATCGCTCCGCATGCGGCCAACAGACGTCGGCATACCAAGATTGATCGGCGCGCTTGCGCGATGCGATGCTCTTGCCGCTGACGCCGATTGAGCAGGTGCCAGCGCCCGCTTCGGGATTGATCGCGTCGGGCACGAAGTGCGAGCAATCGACGCACCTTGTCCAAGCGCTATCCACGTTCGCGCGCCTCAAGTGCATCAAGCTCCATTTGCAACCGATTCCGCTCACGCGCCGTCAGCCGCGCGCCACGAAGCTGCAGTTCCAGCTCCCGGCGCTCCTGTGATCTGGGCACCGAACGCAGCGCCACGGGCTTCGAAGGATGGCCCTGGCGCGGCTTGCGCGGGCGAGCGCTGAACTCCAAGCGCGGAAAGCGGGCGGGCGTGGTCATGCGGCGCGGGTGTCGCGCAGAAAGCTTTTGATCGTCGCCAACTCGGCTTCGGCGGCTTCGCGCTTCTCGCGCTCCTGCCGCAAACGGCCCTCTAATTCGCTCTCACGCTTGCGCAGCGATGTCGGGTCATAGCCCCGGCTGTAGGCCAGCCAGAGAAGCGGCAGGTCGGTCCCTGTGGCATCCATCAGGCGATCCAGAAAATCGCCCTTTATCCCGGCGTCGCCCTGCTTGATGCGTGCCCATGTCGGAGCATCAACGCCGGTATCGATTGCAACCACCTTGTCATAGCTGCCGGACATCTCAGCGGCCCGCGCACAAGCGTGATGCAGGCTGCGGATATTCGGCAAAATCGACAGGTCGATTTGCAGTGCCGGGCGCTTAACGCGCAGGTCCAATTGCATGTCCATGGGCGACCTACAAGGAAATTGCGTTGCGTTGTAAGTCGGAATCAGGGCAAAAAAAGGCCCATGAATACGAGCGAACACGACGCGAGGAATAAAAGGCCCGACGCGCGATCTGGAGAACACGCGCCGGGGAATCGCCCTGCCCCGCGAGGGGTGACGGGACAGGGAGAGGAGAAAGGTTCACGCCGCCTCGCTGGTGGAGGGGGTGCTACGGATGAGGGATTGATGCAGCGCCAACAAACTGATGGCGGCATCTGCGCGCGGGGCGGCGGTTCGCCCTTTGATAATTTCACGCACTGCATTGGCAGTTACGCCCATGTGCCGAGCGATGGAATCGACCGATTCGCCGCTCAACATCAGTTCATCAATTCGCTGTTTCCATGTCATGCAACCTAATTTACAGGATACTGTAAGCGCACGTCAACAGCATTCTGTTACAGCGTTCTGTGACTATCGGCGCATGGAATCGGTAGGTGACAGAATCAAGAAAGCACGCGCGCGCGCAGGCATGTCGCGCACCGAGCTTTCTAAGCGCTCGAAGGTCGGCTATAGCACCATCGCTGAAATCGAGAACGGCGGCATGCGCTCATCGACAAAGTTGCACCAGTTGGCGGCCCCGCTAGGAGTCTCGGTTGAATACCTAGCAACAGGAAAGGAGGCGCCGACATTGGCGCTCCCCGCTCCACCCCTTGCCATTGCGGGGCCAGCTTCTACAAGCGAAACCCGTCGCATTCAGCAGCGTGAAGGCGGATGGATCGGGGCCAAGATGACGCCCGCCCAGCAATCCCTATTGCGCGCCGTCGAACTGATGGGGCGAACAATCCCCGACGAACGTGCCAAGGCGCTCGCCGAGCTGGTGCTGTTGTCTGGAGGGCCTGTCGACGCGCCGCCAAAAATCACGGCATGACCTATCCCGCCGCCCTCGCCCTCGCCGCCCGCTACGGCCTGCAACGCGAGTTTGCGATGTCGTACCGGCAGGTCCGCCCCTGGTGGGCGTTTTGGATCAGCGAGGAGCGTGCGGTATGGTCTGCGCTGGTGGATTGTGATTTGCAGGGGCATCGAGTGACAAGCAAAAATGATGATTCGCTGACCGAGCAGATCAGGGCAAAAGTGCGCCAACGCAAAACCGACGATTTTCTTCGGGAGAACGCTGCCGCCGTAGCCGAAGCGGAGCGCATAGCCAAGATTCAGCGCTCTCGCGACAGAGAAGACCTATCGATCAAAGTAGGTGTATCGCTTGCCACCGTGGTCATTGCGCTATCTGCTGTCTGGCTTTTCTTTGGGCCGGACGCCCCAGCGCCTCCGAAAACCGATGCCGAGATTCGGCACGACGAACTGTCGATTGGGTTCAGCGTCTGGAATGGCTCACACATCGAGCTGACGCAACGAATCAAGGCGGCCATGAACGACCCTGATTCGTACGAGCATGTGGACACGCGATACCGTGACAACGGCGATCATCTAATCGTCACCACGTCCTTTCGCGGCGCCAACGCTTTCGGCGGCAAGGTGGTCAACACCTGGACGGCCAGAACAGCGATTGACGGGCGAGTGTTGCAGATCATCTCCACGCAGTAGCGCGACCACGGAGCGACAAATGAAAACCGCAATGCAAGCAATTCTGTTGTCCTGCATCTTCATCTGTGCAGCCGCCACGGCTAATCCCAAAATTACGCCCGGCGCTGACTTGCCGGTCACCCGCAGCGGATACCCCAAGACGTTCGAGCGCTGGGGCGAAGCTGGCGTGGCTCGCATCAACAAAGCCATCAAAAACGGTGCTCAAACTGTGGCGGCCAATAGCAAATGCGACAAGGTGGAAATTGTCGCCCTGTCTGATGGTCGATCATCCCCTCCGAACAACATCGTCCTGTTTGCAGACTGCCGCAATGGCGAGCGCTTCTATCTCACAGAGGCACAAGCGAACCAGCGGGCGGCTACGGCCTCTCAGTCTCAGAAGCTCGCAGGGATCAGCAAGGGTGATGCGATTGTCAAATGCCGCGATGCTATCCGGGCAAACCTCGCAGTTCCCAGCAGCTTCAACCCCGCCACGCTTTCGACCCAAGCGATAAGCAACAAAACAACCGGCACGTGGCTTGTCACGATGAAGTTCAAAAGCAAAAACCGCATGGGTCAGGAGCTGCCAGGCAATGCGGAGTGTTCTGTCTCAGGCGATGGCCCGCCGCAGGTCACCATAAACTGACGGCCTTTCGGCTCACCTAACCCCGCCAAGTGCGGGGTTTTTTGTGGGCGCTAGCTAAGTGGTTGATTTGCCTTGAATCATAATTACAGAATCCTGTTGCATGCGCCTACAGCTTTCTGTAATATGTACTCCATCGCCCCACCACGGGCCGAATGGAGAACGAGATGGCACGCAAGACTTACACCACCCCCGAGCAGGAAGCCCGCGAAGAACTCGCAATCGAGGCCACCTACGGAGAGGACTCAGGCGACTGGCTGGCCCGCTATTTCAAGGCCGAGGCGAACGACAACAGCCTCGCCGCCGATGTGTTCATGGACGAGCTGAACGACGCCCTGATCAACAACAGCAACGACATCATCGGCATCGTTTTCAAAGAGCGTTATCGCGCCTTCATCGCCGCCAACCTGGACGACGAACAGGTGTGGGACCGCATGCGCAAAAACCGTCTGGCCGATGAGGAATATGCGGCTGATGAGCGTTATGCGGCTCTACGCGATGAGGTGGAAGCATGATCCGCGCCCTCATCAATCTGCTGATCAACAACCCCCTGCCGGAGTGGGCAGACCTGCCCGATGGCTGGGAGCCCAACCCGGCAACCGTCGGGCGGATCGCTCGCGAAGCCGACGCACTGCGGGCCAATGGCGAGCGGAATGCGGCGGTTCTGGGGGGTGGCAAATGAGTGCCCTGCGCATCAGGGGCTTTGACAGCGCCTATCCCGGCAGCATGTCTGAGCGCGAAGACGGCGGTTATGTCCAGCGCGACGACCCAGGAAGCCTCGCCGGCGCGTTGCTCGAACTTGTCCGGTCTGGCGATCGCGCGGCCCGAAACCTCCTCGACGATCTGGATCAAGCGGCGGCTGAGTTGGCGAAGGCAAACGCCCAGCGCGACAGTCTGCTGATAGCACTGATCGGCTGCGTCGAGCACATGGAGTGCAGCACTCCACAGGGCTTGAAAGCGTGTGACGACGCCGCCGCGCTGATTACTGCGATGGGCGGTGACGCATGAGCACCCAAACCATCCGCGTCCGCCTCCCCGCCGACGCCAGCGCCATGAGCGTGACGATGGCCCTTGCCTCAGTCGCGCAACGCATGGGCTTTCGGCTCACGGCCACGCACTCAGAGCCGGGCATCACCGACATCGACATGGTGCCCGGCTACGTGCCGAGCAACGTCATCCCCATGCGCCGGAGTGGCGCGATCAAAGGAGTTAAGTCGTGACAGCGATTGCAACCATTGAGCAGGCGCGTCCGCTTGTTCGGCAGGAAGGCCGGGCACTGACCGCACTCGACATCCGCGAACGGGTCAACACCATTCAGCAGGTGATGAGCGCGGTCATGAAGCGCGACGTGCATTACGGCGTCATCCCCGGCTGCAAGAAGCCGAGCCTGTACAAGCCGGGCTCCGAAGTGCTTTTGGCCACCTTCCAGATCGCCACCAGCATTCAGGTGACAGACCTGTCTACGGACGACTGCATCCGTTACCAAGTTCGCGTCATCGGCACCCACTCACAGAGCGGCACGCTTCTCGGTGAGGGCATCGGCGAATGCTCATCCAACGAAGAGAAATACAAGTGGAAGAAGGCGTACGACGAAGAGTGGAACGCCACGCCTGAGAACCGCCGCCGCATCAAATTCGGCAATTACAAAGACAAGCAGGTCCGCACGGATCCGGCTGACGTGGCCAACACCATCCTCAAGATGGCGAAAAAGCGCGCACAGATCGACATGACGCTGACCGTGACCGGCGCGTCGGACTGCTTTGACCAGGACATCGAAGACCTGCCCGAACACCTGCGGCCGGCCGATGACGTGGGCCGCAACGCTGGGCTCATGCCATACGCCGACGACCAGTTCAAAAAGAACTTGCCTGCATGGCAGGCGGGCATCGCATCCGGCCAGTTCACAGCCGCCGACGTGATCAAGAAGGTCGAGACACGCGGCCTGCTGACCGACGAGCAGAAAAAGCAACTGACCGACACGAAGGTCAACCCACCGCAAGAACAGGAGATTCCTGAGTGAAGACCATTGAAGGATTGATCCAGGGCGATGCCGCGTGGCATGCCCACCGAGCCACAACCCGTAACGCCAGTGACGCGCCGGCCGTTATGGGCGTGTCGCCCTACACCACCCGCAGCGAACTGGTGAAGCGCTACGCCACCGGCATCGCGCCGACGGTCGACGAAGCGACACAGCGCCGCTTTGATAGCGGCCACGAAGTGGAGCCCGCCCTTCGCGCCATTGCCGAAGGCATCGCCGGAGAAGAGTTCTATCCCGCCGTGGCCGTCAGCGATGACGGTTACTTGGGCGCCAGTTTCGACGGCGTGACGATGCTGGATGACGCCATCTGCGAAGTGAAGCTCGCCAACCGCGCGAAGATGGAAACGATCCGCGACGGCTTCATTCCCGAGGGAGATCGTTGGCAGATCGTTCAGCAGTTCGCCGTGTGCGAGTCCGCGACCCGCTGCATCTACGTCTGCGGCGACGGCACCGAGGAAGGTAGCGAATCGCTGATCATCGAACGCGCCGACATCGAGGGCGACATTCCGAAGCTAATCGCCGCGTGGAAGCAGTTCGACGCCGACGTTGCCGCGTACGTGCCCGAGGAAGCCGCCCCGGTCGTCGTGGCCACCCCCACCGAATCCCTGCCCGCCGTCTCGGTGCGCATGGACGGCGCAATCGCCGTCATCAGCAACCTCGACCTGTTCGGCGACCGACTCAAGGCATTCGTCGCCGGCCTGGACATGAAGCCCGACACCGACCAGGCGTTCGCCGATGCCGAGGCCGCAGTCAAGACGCTGAAAAAGGCCGAAGAGGCACTGACCACCGCCGAAGAATCCGCGCTGGCGCAGATCGACCCGGTCGAGGCCATGCGACGCCAAGTTGCCGACCTGCACGAAACCGCGCGCAGCACGCGCCTGCTTCTCGAAAAGGTCACCAAGGCGCGTAAGGAACAGATTCGCACCGAGGAAGTGGCCAAGGCCCGCGCGCAGTTCAGCGAGCACGTCGAGGCCATCAACAAGACCTTCGGCGGCAAGGTTCGCCTGCCCGACGTGCCGGCCGATTTCGGAGGCGCGATCAAAGGGCTCAAGACCCTGACCAGCCTGCGCGACGCCATCAGCACCGAATTGGCACGCGCCAAGATCGAGGCCGACCGTATCGCCAACGGCATCCGCACCAATCTGGAATTGCTGCGCACCGAAGCCGCCGGGCATGAGTCGCTTTTCTCCGACGCTCAGCAGCTCGTCACCAGCAAGTCCGAAGACGACCTGCGCAACCTCATCAAGACGCGCATCGCCGAATTCCAGCAGCGCGAGCAGGCCCGGCTCGATGCCGAGCGCGCAAAGATCCGCGCCGAGGAAGAGGCCCGTGCCCAGCGTGAGGCCGATGCAAAAGCCGAGCAGGAACGCCAGCGCATCCGGCAGGAAGAGCAGGCCAAGGCGCGGCAGGAAGCCGACGACCGGCGTCGACTGGAGGCGCACGCATCGGCAGAGCGCAGCGCCGCCGCAGTCGAGTCAATGGCACGCAGCGAAGAACCGCCCAAGTACGACGCGACGCCGATCAAGTCCGCCAACGACGACGGCGCCCGCATCCGCCTGGGTGAACTGAACGCCCTGATCGCCCCGCTATCCATCAGCGCGGATGGCCTGGCGCAGCTCGGCTTCGAACACGTCGCCACCGACAAGGCCGCGAAGCTCTACCGGGCGTCCGACCTGCCGCGAATCCTTGGCGCCATGTCTCGGCACCTGATGAGCGCCGACAAACTGGGGCGCGCCGCATGAGTTCCCGCTACCGCCCCGGCGCCGATAACCCGATGGCGCGCCACAGCGACCAAATCGTGCGCCGCGCCCGCCTCATTTACGCCCGCGGCTACACCCAGCAAGAGACGCGGCAGCACCTGGCCGACGAAGGCATCGAGGTCGATCGCTACACCCTGTCCGGCTGGCTGCACTGGCATAGCCGCGTTGATGCCGGCGGGGCCTTGCGCGAGGGGGTGGCCGCATGACGTTCATCTTCCGCCACCACGAAGCCGATGGCATTCGGTCTGAGGCCGTATTCAGCGACTGCGAACGCTACCGGTACCTGCTGTCTCGCCGGTGGTCGGACGAGCCCAAGGCTGTGTTGCTCGCGATGAACCCCAGCACAGCCACCGAGGTGCAGAACGACCCAACAATCGAGCGCTTCATGCGTCGTGTGGGCCTCTGGAACTCGGCGGGCGCAGATTACGGCGCCGTCTCTGTCGTCAACGTCTTCGCGTGGCGCGAGACCGACAGCAAGCAACTGCCGAAGCGCATCGCCGAGGGTCGGGACATCGTCGGTCGGCACAACGACACGGCAATCACCGAGGCCTGCACTGATGCCGGGATCGTCATCTGCGGATGGGGCCAGCCCGGAAACCTGATGGGCCGAGGCCCGGCGGTCATGCAGATGCTGCGGCGTCAGGGCATCCGACTTCATGCGCTGGCCATCAACGCTGACGGAACGCCCAAGCACCCTCTTTACATCGGCTACGCAGCCACTCCGGTGGAGATCGAGGCATGAGCCTATCCACCACCCTACGCCTTCCGCCCACCATCGCCGAAATGGTCCGCCACCGTGACCAGGCTGTCGCTCATCTGCGCGAGGCCGGTCGCTGCATCGAACAGGCTGCAGAAGCTGCGACGATGATCCGCGAACACGCCATGCCCTTCGGTGCGCGCTTTCAGCAACCGCTCGAAACGCTGATTGCCGAGTTGGATCGCAAGGCATGGCGTGAAGCATTCCGCATCGGCGGCTTCGAGGCGGTTTGGGATGCGAAGGCGCGGAAAGAGTTTGACGACTCGCTCGAAAAGAACCCGCCCGAGTTCAATGCAGCGAACCTGCGCGCCAACCTGATGGAGTACCTGCCGCAGAAAGACCACCTGTTCGCGCGTGGCTTGGTGGCCATCTTCCGCAAGCTCAGCGGCGACTACAAACGCCACGCCGATGCCGGGTTCAGCGTGCCGCAGAAGATGATCGTGCGGAGCTGGTCAAGCGCCAGTTATTTCCGTGGCCGGCAGATCGCCTGCTACTACGACGGCGAAGTCCGCGACTTCATGCGCGTGCTCTACAAGCTCACCGAGCGCGAGTTCGACTACGGCCCGGTGCAGTCGCTCATCAACGCCGCATGGGCCCAGGGCGAGCCATTCCACGACGAATACGTCGTGCTGAAGGCGCACAAAAACGGGAACGTCCACATTCACATCAAGGACCGCGCGTTGCTGGCGCGAATCAACACCGTTGTCGCCGATTACTACGGCGGCAACGCATTGGGAGAGGCCGCATGAAAACCAAGAAGCGAGACGTGCGTAAAGCCCGTCGTCAAAAGGAACAGCGGAAGTGGGGGCAGGCGAGGTGAACTACCCAACCAAAGACCACCACCGCGTCAGCCCCACCGGCCAGCACATGGGCCGCAACGCCGCGCGCCTGGCAGCACTCGGGCAATCCCGGCTCAAGGCTGCGGGCCTCGAAAACCACAACGTCCCGGCAGTGCGCGGCGAGATGTGCGCCACCTGCGCATGTCGGGAAGGCACGGTGCCGAATGGCTGCCTTCAGACGCAGCTGGACTTTCTCAAGTCGGTGACCGAGGGCAAGGGCTTCTACTGCCACTCGCCGAAAGACGGCCGCCTGTGTGCAGGCTGGATCGCAGCCCGCGCCGAAGTCGTTGCGCGGCCGCTGCCCGAAGCCGCGCTCAAGCTGATCGAAAAGTGGGAATACAGCCCGGCTGATGAGGCCGCCGCATGACCACCGATCGCACAACCGACAACCGGATCAAATACAGCGACGCCACCGTCCGCCGCGCCCGATTCCTGCACGCCAGAAACATCTGGTCGATCTCTGAAATACAGGGTCACTTAGCCGATGAGGGTGTGACCGTCGGCATGTCATGCCTCAAGGCGTGGCTGCGCGGTGATACCCGGCGAAATGTTGGGGGGATGGGATGACCCTCGCCCTCGCCATCGCCTGCGCCGCCTTGGGCGGCTACTGCATCGGCCACGCGATCGGGCGCTTAAACGATGCCGCTGCGGCGGAAATCGAGCGCCTCAATTCCGAGCGCATGAACGACCGACAGATGATCGAAGCCCTTGAGCGCCGGGTGTCTGTGCGCGCCAATTACGAACAGGAGTGTGGCTGATGCCAACGCTATCAGAAGTGCAGGAACACGCAGCCGATGCCGAACACCAGGCATTCCAGCGGGCATACGACGCCCTGCTCAACGTTGCCAAGGACCCGATCACCTGTCGGCATTTTTGGGATGCGGGCTTTACCGCTGGACAGGCTGACGCGAACGACATGCTGACCGTGGCGCACATGGACGGCTATGCCAAGGGCCGGGATGCGATGCGGGCTGAACTGGCGCGGCAGGAGCCCGTTGCATACGGCTACCCGAACACGGCGATCACCGGCAAGCGCCACGCCATGATGATGGTCCGGCTCGACATCCTATCAGACGATCAGTACGGCGGCGCTCAGTGGGTGCCGTTGTATGCCGCCCCGCCTGATATGTGGGAGTTGGTGGAGGCGTTGCAATATTGCCGAAACCTGATCGGAGCATCGCGCATCAAGGGATCAGACCAAACATTACGGATGGCAGACGCCGCCCTCACAAAGCATCGGGGGCAATCATGACCCGCGACGAAGCACGCGCAATCCTTGAGGCCCACAACAAATGGCGGCGCGGGACGGAAGGTCCGCCGAAAGCCGATCCGAAGGCGATAGGTTTGGCCATCGACGTGGCCGTGGCCGAACTCGCCAAGCCTGCGGCAGTGCCGTACTTGGAATCGGCCATGGCTGTTATCCGCATCCGAAAAGCCATAAAGGACTGGGAGTCTGGCCTCGATGACGGCATGTCTGCGCTTGCCAAGATCAAGACCGCGCTCGCCGCATCGCCACAACCCCCAGAACCAGCCGCTGATGTTGAGGCGGCGCGGGTGGATGCTAACCGGTACAGGTTCATCAGGAGCCTCAACGCAGAGCAGTTTGATTCTGTGTTTGGCAATTGTCCACGGGCCGCAAAAAACGAGGCGCTCGATCGGTATATCGACGCCGCCATGAACCAGGAGGCCGGCCCATGACCCCCGCACATCACGCCATCATCGCCGCCCTGGCACAGCGCGCCGTGGCCGATCATCTCACCCCCAAACCAGCATCAGAACAGGCTGAGTCCGCACAGCGACCGAATCACCCCGCATTGCCAGACCGGCAGCGGGCGGCATAACTTCGGCTATGAGAGTCGCCGCCTACGCCAGATATTCGTCCGATCAACAACGTGCAGCATCGCTGGATGATCAGCTGCGCAACGTGCGGCACTGGTGCCAGCGCAACGGCGTGCCCGAGCCCGTCGCCTACACCGACGCCGCCATCAGCGGCGCCAGCGACAACCGCCCCGGCTACCGCGCGCTGGTGGCCGACATCACCGGCGGGCGCGTTGATCTGGTAGTGGTCGACGACCTCAGCCGGCTCAGCCGCGACAGCAGCGAAATAGGCCAACTGCTCAAGCGCGTGCGGTTCGCCGGAGCGCGCCTGGTGGGCGCCAGCGATGGCGTCGACACCGCCCGCAAGGGCCACAAAATCGACGTGGGCCTGCGCGGCCTCATGGGCGAAATGTACCTCGACGAACTGGCCGACAAAACCCATCGAGGACTCACCGGCCGCGCCCTTGCCGGCGCCAGCGCGGGCGGCCTGCCCTACGGCTACCGGGTAGCAGGAACCGGCCAGCGCACCATCGACCCCGATCACGCCCAGGTCGTCCGCCGCATCTACAACATGGCCGCAGCCGGGCACACACCCCGGCAAATCGCCGCCGCGCTCAATGCCGACGGCGTGCCCAGCCCGCGCGGCAGCAGCTGGGCCATGAGCGTGATCTACGGCGACCGAAAACGCGGCATCGGCATCCTCGCCAACCCCATCTACCGGGGCCGCCAAATCTGGAACCGCAGCACCTGGACCAAACATCCCGACACCGGCCGCCGCCTGCGCTCAGAGCGGCCCGAAAACGAATGGATCATCACCGAGCACCCCGAGCTGCGCATCATCACCGACGCGCAATGGCAGGCCGCCGACGCCACGCTGCAAAACCGGCGCAGCCGATCAGGCGCCCCACCCGGAAGATCGCCCAGGCACATGCTCAGCGGCCTACTCAAATGCTGCGACTGTGGCGGCCCCATGGTCGCCGTCGACGCCTACCGCTACGGCTGCGCCCGCGCCAAAGATCGCGGCCCCACCGTCTGCGCCAGCCGCCTGCGCGTCGCCCGCACACACGTTGAAAGTGCCCTTCTCGCCGGCATCAAACGCGATCTGCTCAGCGAAGCCGCCTACCACGCATTCGAGCGCGAGGCCCGGCGCCTACTCACGCAAGCGGCCCCCGACACCGGCAACATCGAAAAACGAATCAGAGACGCGGAGCGCACGCGCGAAAACATCATGGCTGCACTCAAGGCCGGCATCATCACTGCCGGCACGCGCCAGGCCCTCATCGATGCCGAGCAAGGCGTGACCGACGCAAGTGCCGAACTAAAAGCCGCCCGCAACTACCAGCCCGCGCAAATTCTGCCGCGCGCCCGCGAAACATGGCGGCGCCTGGTTGAGCAACTCGCAGACGCACGCGACACACCCGAAATCAGAAGCGCCGTGCGCGAACTGCTTGGGGATGAGATTGTTTTGGGGGAGGACGCCGGGGGAGTGTTCGCGGAAGCGCGAAACGGCAGTCAGATATTAGTGGTAGCGGGGGCACGCTCCGAGCAATATCTGAGCATCCCGTACCGCATCATGATCCCCACGAACGGGCGCGGAGTATAGCGGCGGAGGGGCGGCAAGTACAACAGCCGGCGGCACCCGGTCGCCTTGGGCGCCTGCAAAATAATTTTGCAAAACACTTGCGCCCCTTGGTTTTGTCTGTACAATAGGCCCATCAGCAGCAAAGCAACCGCCCCGGCGGAACCGGGAATCCTGAAAGGAGCAACATCATGAGCAACATCCAAAAAGCCGCCAAAACCCTCACCAGCCAACTTCTTGCCGGCATCGAAGCGCACGCCGCTAAGATCGACGCCAGCCCGGTTGATTCGGTGATGGCGATGAACGAGGTGGAAGCCACCTTGATCAAGCTGTCGAGCAACATGGCGGAAAAGGATTTTCAGCAGAGCAACGGCGCCGACATCGCGCGCAGCTACCTGATCGAAGATTTCCGCAAGGTTCAGGTTGCTGAATGCCCCAGCTTTACCGCCCTCATGCTGAAAAAGTCGTAAGCCTCCATGCACTACGAAATATCCATTGTCGCCAACCCTTCCGGCTTCGGCGAATTCCAGGCCCAACCCATCAACGGGGAGGGCTGGGACAGCGCTTGCGACTTACTTGCCGGGATCGCCAACAACACTGCCGAGTACAGCGAGCTAGGCGTCGACGATCTGATCGAGGGCGCCGAAGACATTCGGGGGCGGATTCACAGCGAGCCGCCCCGGGTCTTCGCCGCCCGGTTTGGTGATGCGATCCGCTATTTTGGCATCGCCGAGCTTTGAGCGAATCCCTCATCCACCTACGCGTCCCGGCGGCCACAAAAGGCCGCTGGATTCGCGCTTCACGGGCCGAGGGCATGCGGCTCACCGATTGGATTGCAAAAGCCGTGGAGGCACAGATGCCGCAGGCGCTGACCCGCTACACCATCCCTGACGGGATCGATTTTGCTGATCTGCGGCTCGCCCGCGATCCTGACGGCGCGGTGTCGTTTGATACCGCGCCACTGGTGACGATCTGCGAGGCCTCGGGCATCGACCCCAACCTCATGAGCAATGAGGACAACGCCAGCGCGATGATCATGGCGTGGTACGCGGAACACCGGCGGCGCGGCGGCGCTCCCGACCCGGTGCAGGATGATCTGATTGCCGAGGTGCGGGCTGAGGAACGCATCGGCCAGACCGTCAGCCTGCCACCTGGTCGGGCATGAATAACCACGGCGGCGCTCGCCCAAACTCAGGCCGCCCCACGGTGGGCGACGTCCGCGTCAACGTGCGGCTGGATCGCGCCACCGTGGATCGCCTGCGGGAGATCGGAGACGGCAACGTGAGCGAGGGGATTCGGCGGGCGGCTAAAACCGCCACCCCACCCGAACCAGCGCCCTGAGCGCGCCGCGCTCATCCTGCTGCACGTCGGCGCCGAGCCGGAACCGGGACACGTCCCGCTCGATCCACACGCCGCCGCGACCGCCGAACGGGTCATAGCTCAGGCCAGCAGCCCAGGGCCTCACCGGCGGCGGCAACAGGCCGGGCAGGATCGGCACATCGAGCGCCCGCAGAATCGAGCCGTTGGGGCTGGACGCAATGACCCGCTGCCCACCCTCATCATCACGCACCAGCGACAGGTCGACGCGGCACACCGGGCACCCTGGCGCGTCGGGCTGCACCTCGACCTCGACGCGGCGCACCTCGACGTTGCCGCGCGGGATGCGGTGCGGTGCAGGCGCGTCGGGCGGCGTCGGGTCGCGCTCGGCAATCACGCTGCCGTCGTCTTGGATCACTGCCGGGCGGTACTCGACGCGCTCGATCACCGGGGCGTCGCCCAGCCCCAGTCGGTAGCCGAACACGCCCACCACCCCGGCGAGAATCAGCGACAGGGCTGTTTCGCGCGTCATGCCGGCACCCCGTCGCGCATCTGCCGCGCCATGGCGAGCACGCGGCGGCGTTCGGTGATGTCGTCGCCGGCCATTGCCGGCCAGCGGCTCAGCAGCAGGCAATCACTGGCCGCGTTGTAGTCCGCGCGCCGCAGGGAATCCCACAGGTCGCGCTCGGCCAGCAGGGCGTCGCTGCCGATTACCAGCGCCACGTGCAGCACCACGGCCGCGCGCTGCGGATCTAGCTCGGGCAGCGAGAAGATGCGCCCGCGCAACTGGCGCGACACCGCGTACAGATCGGCGCGCAGTTGTGTTTCGGCAACGTGGGGCGACAGCGGCTCGCGGGCGATGCGCCACAGCCAGCCTATGACGGTTTCCCCGTTCTCGATGGCCGGTCGGTCGTGAAACGATTCCAGCCGCTGGACTGACGCGACGGCTTCGCTCACGTTGCGCGCCTCGCGGGCGTGGAAATCTGCGGTTGCTTTTTCGTCTTCATTCACGCTCATCGCCCGCAAGGGGCGCCCCCGGTTGTAGTGATAGATCGGCCTCGGCATCGCGGCGGCGGCACAGGCCCGGGCCGTTGGGCGTGCCGCGCCACAGCCGGCACATGGCGCGCAGCTCTCGGGCCACGCACTGCACATCACTGGCCGGCAGGCAGTCGTCACGAATCGCGCGCATCTCGCGCCGGGCGTTGCCGCTCATTGATCCGCCCCGGTTGTAGACGAGCGACACAAGCGCGCCCTCGGCGGGCGGCGGCAGGGTTCCCAGGGCGTCACCGAACGCGCGCCGCGTGCGGCGGTGGTACTCGGGAATCGACACGTCGGCGAACACGCGGTAGGCGTAGCCGTAGGCCGTGCTGATGCCCCGCCACTCGCCGATGCGGGCTTTTGCCGCGTTGCCGGTCACCCCGGCGGACATGGCCAGCCGCTCGCGCTGCTCATGCAACTGCCAGTCGCGCAGGATCACCCCGCTGGTCTGGTGGCCGCCGTCGTAGCCGATGCCCCATGTCGGACCGCTGGGACCGCCGGGGTAGTACACGCCAGCCAGCCGGGCGCCGTAGTAGCCGGGGCTGGACACCTCGAATTGCACGATCAGGTCCACCGCGCCGGGGTACACCGTGGGCGCGGGCGTGGCGGTGGGCACCGGCAACACCGGCTGGGGCGGCAGTGTCGGCACGGCCTCGCGTGCGGCCACCACCACCGGGGCAACCGCTGCACTTACCGCCGCCTGGCCACCCTCAATCGAGGGCGACTGGCACGCGGCAAGGATCAGCGCGCAGGCCGAAAGAACCAGAGCGCGAGCCATAGCACCGCAATCCAGAACACAGCGTTGGTGAGGTACACGGTCACGGCCCCGCGCTCGCCCAGCATCAGGCGGCGCCACAGCTCATGTTTCGCGGTCGCGTCCAGCTCCATTCGCCAGCGGCGCCACGCGAGATAGCTCAGGCCCAGGGCCGCGAAGCCGTACGCCAGCATCACCGGCAGCTCGGCCAGCCATGCCAGCAGGTCAGGTCCAAGCCCGCCGCTCATGCCACCCAGCACCACGACTGCGGCAATCGCCAGCGCGGCTTGCAGCGGCAACCAGCCGACGAACTCGGCGAATCGTTGAATGAGCTTGATCATCCGTCAGCCCTCACCGTCAAATGTCGATCCATCCGCTTGTGCAGCGATGACACCGCGCCTTCGACGCGCCCAATCGACTCATGCAGCGGGGCCATTGCGGCGCTCATCTCGGACTTTGGCTGGTAATCACGAAACATCGTTTCGCCGATGCTGCCGATCTTCGTCGCCTGCTTTTCGATGTCCTTGCCGAGCTGATCCAGGCGGCGCTCAAGGCCGCGCTCCATGCCCTTGACATACGCGCCGATCAGCCCCAGCACAATGCCGATGAGCGCCAGCGCGACATCACGCCCGGTCAGAGATTCGGCAGATGCGTAGGCGACGGTTGACCATGCCAGCGGCAGCACGGCCAGCGGCAACGCCCATTGCCGAATCACAACCGCGCCTCAATCAACTTTCGCGCCCGCTCCGGGCTGATCTTGACACCAGCAGCCATGCCCGCCGCTGCGCTCTCAATCGACCGCCCGTGCTGCACGCTCACGGCATAGCCCCGCGCCTCGCGCCACTCTTTGAACCACTGCGCGTTGCTCAGGATCAGGTAACCCAGCCACATGAGCCGCCATTTGTCGCGCACATGCTGGCGCTCATGGGCAATCGTTGCGGCATCAGCCTGCGGGTGCGCCCAAACCCAAAACAGGGACGATCGGCCCATGACGCGCCCGCCGTTTTTGCCGCCCAAGTCTTTGCGACGGACAGGCACTTTTTCGGGCATAGGCGTCCACGACAGAAGATGAAGTAGCAGGAAGGGACCGAAAATAATCAGGAATGCAGTCATATCGGCTCCTCGGTGGTGACGATTTGCAGGCCAAGTCGCGACATCGCCTCGAATGCAGGCTCGCTGCTGATGTCTCCCTGCATTCGGATGGCTTCACAATCAGCCAACGTGGCTGTCAGCGTCAGCCCCTGTTGCACGGCCCCTTGTTCAGCCGCTGCGTGCGTTGCGCTTGCATCAGAAAGCAGGTTGATAAACGCAACCTGCATTGTCCCGCTGCTGATGTAATGCGTAGCTGGCTCGTTCCCGTCTGCTGAGAGCCCGGTGATATACATGCCATGACCACCAGGGGCGAGACATTCAGCAAGATTGCGAGCAGCATCAACGAGCGAGGCTGGGACAACAATCGTGACATGGGCATTCATGGCAAAACCACTCCCGCCTTGGCAGCCAAGTATGCTTCCAAGCTCTGCCGCTGGCCAACTGAAAGCTCGTCGGCAATCTGCACTAGGGCGTAAATACGCCCGGTGAGGAAATTTTGAGCCCCCCCAGTGCGAGACCCAATGGTCACGAACCTGCCCCCAGAATTTAAGGTGCCGGTAGGTGTTGTGGGGCCATTACTCACCCCATTGTTGAACACTTCAACAGTGGATGCGGATACTTGAGTTAGTACAACGTCTGTGTTGGCAACAGTGGCGGGGCCGGGGTCATTAAAGTCTTCCGTGCCTACAAAGCTAATACTCTCCGGGACAAGGCTCTGTGTTCTGAGATTTTGAGTCAGCCGAGAACCCCCCACGTATGAGTCGGAGTCCAGATACATCTGTAAGCCAACCCCAGTGTTTCGCCCTGAGATGCCCGCAGAGTGTTTCCCAGCCACAATTACGGGGTAGCTGGCTATTACAAGACTATCATCAACACCATCAAACTCAAGCCAATGCCTAGCCCCATCTGTACGATAGAGCTGCCTAGCCGTAGCTGTCGCCTGTGAGGCGTGGTTGCCATTGCCTGATTTATCCAGCGCCAAGCCCACTGGCTGGCCATCAGCAGTGACAGGCGTAGTGCCAGCACTGTCCTGAAACAGGGTGCTGAGGTCTGATGGGTCATACCATGCACCTTGCTCGCCGTTGGAAAATAGAATCAACGGGTTTACTTGCAAGGCCGCTGTATACAGCGTCTCCACATAATCCAACTGATTCGCCGTTAAGCTGGCCGCGCGAAAGAACCCCGACTGCACCTGCTTATTCACGTCCAATGCCGGATGCAGGAAATATCCATCCGCAGCGGCGTCGGGCAGGTTGTAGTAGGCGCGCAGCGGCAGCACGTCCACGGCATCGATGCCGAACGCTGCATATCGCGGCGATTCAGTGCTGCCGATCCGCAGCCAGCAGGCGGGCACCCAGGTTTCGGGCTGCGAGGATGCGTTCAGGTAGCGGCCAAAATCGGGGCCTGCCCGGTCGTTGCCGCCGAGGTAGGTGTACCCTGCGGGCAACGCGGGCAGTGACACACCTACGCCGAAGCCGGGCAGCCCGGCTGTGCCGATGTCGCTGGGGCCGATGGGGACTACCATTGCCACACCCGCACTTCGCCGCGTGCGCCTGCACCTGAGCCTCCGTCGTTGGTTGATCCGCCGCCACCGCCGCCGGGGGCTGTGCCAGCTACGCCGGGAACACCAGCCGAGCCATTACCGGCCCCACCTGAGCCGCCGTATTGAGACGCGCCGCCTGCGCCTTGGGTTGTGTTGCCGCTACCGCCGCCGCCAGCGCCCCCGTATACCGTTGGGCGACCTGCAGTATTTGAAAAACCAGCTGCCGAACCAAATTGATACGGAATACTGTTCGTTGTGGTCGCATCTGCGAGAGCACCGCCCGCGCCCCCGGGATTCCCCGCACTTGATGAGGTTCCTCCAAACCCACCTTTGGCAGTCAATAAAGCGCCAAATGTTGTATTGCCGCCAACATTTCCATCTGCTGCCACCCCATTCGCAATTGCCGCGCCACCGGCGCCGATAACAACAGAAATGGGCGACGAAACATCAGATGCACGAAACAACTGTCGCACGGACTGCCCGCCGCCACCGCCGCCAGAGCTGGTTGTGCTTGCGTTGTTTCGGCCCGATGCACCGCCGCCAATGCACTCAACTTGTATCCACGTCGCATTCGGGCTTTTAGAGAAATCACCCGATGCTGTGATGACGGTGTATTCGTCCTCAATGCCGACGCCCCATTCAACGCCATCTTCGGTAGCGTTGACCTTGAGGACACGCCCAGCCTGCCCCACCAACGACGGCAACCCCGCCGCACTCTGCACCGCAGCGGCGATGACTTCGTTTGAATCTTTGATGTCCTGAGATTCAGCCCGTGCAAGATCGGAGTTGACGGCGGCGACTTGGGCTGAGGCGCGGAAGTCGTCGGCGTCAGAGGCGCTGGTGGCAGCGGCGGTGGCGCTGTCTGAGGCTTCTCCGGCGGTGGTCTCGACGTAATCGGCAACCGTGTTTATGCCGTCAATGACATCCGGAAACTCCCCAAGGAAAGTGTCCATCCGGGGGCTAAAGTTCTCCGGGTCATTCCGGTTCGGTGCAGGGGTGGTGATCTGCGGTACTTGGGGTGCTGGCATTTGTGGTCGCTCCTAGAGTCCTTCAACCCGGATCGTCCCGTCGCTATACGCCGGGCCGGAGAATGTTTTTTCAAAGTCTTGATAGGCGCCGAAAACGATCAGCGAGTCGTAAAGCTCGCTGCCGATAAAGACGGCGGGTTGGTCGCGCTCGTTGTCCAAAATCCGGACGAATCGATCTATGGAAGCTGTCGGGCCGATGACCTCGAAATTCACGCGCTTGACCGATTGGCGGCGCACGAATGTGGTCCGCCCGAATGCGTCTGTTCTGCGAACGCCGAAGCGAACGGTCCCCACTGAGGTGCCGTTTAGGGTCAGGGCGATCTCACGAACAAAGCCAATCGACATCTCTGCACAAGCCGCATTGGTGGCTGTGATTTCAGCGTTGATGGTGGCCGCGCCGTAGGGCGGCAGGTTCAGAAACGCGAGGTCGAAACGCTGCTGGAATGGCTCGAAGCAGTAGGTGTAGAAGTCGACGACATTGCTGTTGTCGATAAGGCTCACGGTCTCGTCGAAAACCACGCCATCCGTTGGATCTTCCATCCAAACCCGGATCTCGCCGCCGCCACCCAGGCGGTTGAACACCACCGCATTGACGATTGATCCGGGCGTAATCGCCACGGTGATTTCGTCGGCGTTGGTGGTCTGATCCAGCGTCGATCCGTCGAACATGCGCCAGCGGTTGACCTTGCCCAACAGCCCCCAGGTTGGCGGGTCTGCGACGGCTCCGGCGGTTGGTTCGTCGGTCGTGCTGCTGACAAGCACCTGGTACAAGTCCAGCCCGACGCGTCGCTGTTCGCCAAGGTTGTGGGTGCCCGCTGACCATTCCGTTTCACTCAGCGGCACGCTGGACGTGAGCGCACTGACCTCTACGGGCGTGATGCTGACGATTTTCATTCGATCACCTGCATGGGCACGCCTTGGGTTTCCACGCGATCAAGCGTGTTGGCGCTGCGCGCCGTGTTCCGGGCGGTCTGGGTCATGACGTTATTGAGCGAAGCCACCTCGCGGCGCAGCGCCGCCACCTCGGCACGCAACGCAGGGTCACCACCACCACCCACCGCCGCCCCGATCTGCTGTTGGTTCCAGATCCGTGAAGGGCCGGTTGCCTCAAGCTCGGGGCCGTTTTCACCCACCACGCGCAAGCCGCCCGAATGCATGCCGCCACTGGCAAAGCCGGGCACCGATTCGGACAAGATCGCCCCGATGCTGCCCTCGATGCCGCGTAGCGCCGATAGCTGCTGCGAGGCCAGCGAGTTGGCGGTGTTGCCCTGTGATAGCAACTGCGCATGCTGCGCCCGCAATAGCTCCCCGCGCGCTGCATCAAGCTCCGCCTCGGCCTGAGCAACGCCCTGATTGGCGATGCGCAGTTGCTCGATTGCCGACACCGTGTTGTTGATGAGCCTGATCTGCTCATCGATCATCTCGATCTCGACCAGATGCTGTGCCTCGGCAACGGCCAATTCGCGGTCAGCGCGGGCCTGTGCGTAGATCAGGCTGCGTTCCAGCACATCAACGGTCCGTTCGTCCGCGCTCAGTTGTTTCTCGGCACGGCCGGCAAGCTGCGCAAGCGTTTCAGCCGTCAGCGATTGCGCCGTGGCCATCTCGATCTGCGACGCAAAATCGTCAGCCTCGAATTGCTGTGCCGCCGACACCGAGCGCTCAAGCCCCGGCGTAACGGACAAGCGCCCTGCCCCGATGCTTTGCAAGTTGCTCAGCGCCTGCGCACGCGAGAGCGACAGCCCGGCAACGCTGGACGCTGCACCGCTCAACAGGCCCACAAGCGCCTGCGATGCACTGGCAACGTCACGCGCACCAGCAATGCGGGCGTTGATCGATGCCGTCTCGGCTGCGAGTTGATCGCGGATGCCCTCTTGGATCACCGCAAACCGTGCGCGCTCGCCTTCGATCTGTTCGTTCAGCACCGCGACCTGAGCGTTGCGCTGTGCTTCCTGAGCTTGTTCCAAAGCCTGCTCGGCGCTGCTGACGCGGGATTGCGCTGCGGTGATAGCGTCGGCCATGGCCTGCTGGGCTGCGGCGGCTGTTTCAGCGGCGCGGGCGGCCAACAACGCCCCGACTTCCAACTCGCTCAGCCGGTTGACCAGTTCAATCAACCCAACGTCCTGCCCGGCCTCAGCACGTAGGTCGCGGAAGCGTTGCTCAAGCTGCGTCATCTCGGGGTCGAGCGAGGTCAGCACGGCGATCTGATCGAGCAAGCCGCGTGACTGCTGATAGCGTGCGGCGGCCAGTGCTAGTTCGGCTTGGCGGGCTTGTTCAGACGCGGCGGCTACCTGCTCCGCGTTGCGTGCAGCCTCATCCGCCCGCTGATCCAGTGTGTCGAAGAACTGCCCCAGCTGCGGCGCTGCGGCGAGTAGTACTTCGTAAGCACGGATGCCAGATTCGGTCGTCAGATCTAGCCCCTGCACGATACCCAGCAGATTTTCCCGGCTGTCGGTCAGCGCAACGCCGACTTCACCCAAGGCACCTGACAATACGGTCCTCAGATTTTCGAATTGCTGCTCCGATGTCAGCAACACCGATTGCAGAGACGACATTGAGCCGGACAACTGATCGCCAAACACCTGAGACAGACGCTCGGCCTGCTCGAAAAGAGCCACGCCCGACAAAGACGTGTTGAGGCCCATCAACCCGGCGTCCAGGCCCTGGGCCTGCGCAGTGATGCGTGCGAACGTGGTGGCGACCGTTTCACCCTCGCGCGAGAAGTCGCGGATACCGGGGACGATGCGTTCAGCAATCACGGTGGCGAGGTCATCAAACGCCAGTTGAGCGCCGTTCTCGTCGCGGAAGATGTCGCGTTGAATCGTCGCACTCAGGTCAAGCCCGGTGCCCGCAAGACGCGCCGCCTGCCCAGCTGTTTCGGCCAGCGAATCGAATGCGGCTTGGAATATCTCGGTGTTGAACTCTTCAGACCACGCGCGCCACTTGCGGCCACGAAAGCCGGAGCGCTTGCGGCTCTGCGTGACCCAGAGCATGGATTCGATCACGCCGTCCTCGACGGATAGCGTCAGCTCCTGCCCAACGGTTCTGAATTTGGTCCCGAAAGCTCCGCCGCCGGTGATGCGGTCAAGACCGCTGGCAACAAGTGACAACGGGTTAAGCACTGCAGCCGCGCCCTGGACGTTTTCGCCGACACGGCTGTTATCGACGGCCAGGCCGCGACCGACTGCAAATAGTCCAGCAGCCCCAGCCGCCCCAAGGGCCAGCATGCCCGGCGAAAGCGCAGTGAGGCTTGCGCTTAGATTAGTCAGCGATGAGGCCAGCGTCGGGAACGTGTTGCCGATGGCATCGATCAGCGGCAGCGTGCCGTTAAAGATCGCGGCCCCGATGCCGCCGCTCGTCCCGCCCAACAGGCCAGCGATGCCACCGCCACCCGTCAGAGATGAAAACGCCGCCCCGCCGATCTGGCCAATAGCGCTCTGAATGCCTGAAACGATGAAGCTGATTGTCGGGCGCAGCACCAGTGACTGGAACTGCGCCTTGAGTACGTCGATGAAATTGTCAGCAAAACTCTTGCCCGCCTCAAAGCCCCGCAGCAGGCCATCAGTGATGCCGCGATTCAGCTCATCACGCATACGCTGCGCAGCAGCTGCGGTTTCGTCTGCGGCGCGTTGGGCGGCAGTTGCGGCTTCTTCTTGGGCGCGCTTGTTGGCTTCGGCGGTTGCGGTAGCGGCGCGCGCGGCTTCATTCTGCGCATTGGCTAGGCCCTCGGTCACTTGTTGCTGCACCATCAACTGCCGCGTCAGCGCATCTGCCGCTTCAAACTCAGCGACAAACCGCGCTTCGGATTCGGTGCGGCCATCGCGCATCAGTTCGTTGATGCGGGTCTGAAAAGCGATCTGTTCTTGCAGGTCGGCTAGGCGGTCGGCTTCGGCGGTGGAGAGGTTGCCAATGGCGTCGGCTGCGGCAGTTGCGGCGGTTTCTGTCTCGCCAAGCACAATCGGCACCGGCTTGACCGCCTCATTCAGCCGACGGATGTCATTGGCGGTCTTCTCGATTGCGCCTGCGACGTTGTTCATCTCGACGGCGATCTGAGTGGCGCCGAAGGTGTCGCCCGCCGCTATCGCAGCTTGGCGTTGCGCTTCATAGATGCCCATCGCGTTGGCAAGCCGTTGAATTTGCGCCTGCGCCTCTTCCACGCCACGTAATTGGTCGGGTGCCAGCAATGGCCCGCCAGAACGTAAGCGTTCTGCCTCATCAGCCAATTCGCTGATTGATTTCTGAGGCGCTCCGGACAGCTCTCCAGCCGCATCACGTGCCCGGTTGAACCAAAGCACCAGAGCGGTCAGTCCAACGACCACGGCGCCGATAGGGCCGCCAACCAAAGCCAGCGCGCCACGGACGACGGCGATTCCGGCAGCGAGTGCCCTTGCGCCAAGGGG